GGAGAGTTTGCGGTTGGATTTGACGGCGCCGGAGAAATGCGTCTGCATCTCGTCGACCATCTTCTGGAATGCGGCGTCCTGCTCGGCGGTGATCTCCGTGCCGGGGAAGCCGGCGCCCTTCAACGGGCCGGTCTTGTACAACTTCGCCTTGATGCCATCCTTCGCGGCGGCGCCGGAGAGGTCATAGAGGCCGGCGTAAGTGCCGATCGAACCGACGAGGGCGGTGGGTCCGTTCGCGTAAATCTTGCTGGTTGCCGACGCCACCCAGTAGGCGGCGGAGGCACAGAGGTCTTCAACGAAGGCGTATACGGGTTTCTTGGCGTTGGCGGCGGAAACGTCGCTGGCGAGGTCTGCGGTGCCGGCCACGGTGCCGCCGGGTGAGTCGATCAAGAGCATGATGCCGGTAATGTTCGGATCGTTGGCGGCGTTGCGGATGTCCCGCCGTGCGGCCACGGTGGAAGCGCCGGAATCCAGGCTCCCCGCCTGTTTCATCATCGTGCCGGCGAGGGTGATCACGGCGATTTGCCCCGCATCGGATTGAGTGGCGCCACCGCGGGCGGGCGTGGTGTACATCTTCGATTCGAGTTCCGGCCGCTCGGTTTCCTGTACGTGGAGTTGGAGGTTCATGCGACTGATTCGGTCGAACATCGCGCAGAAGCGGGTTTCATCGACGGCCCAGAGTCCGAAGTATTCGTCGAGGCGCGGCGTGGGGGGGACGTTGGCGAGGTTGATCGCGTTCATTCGGAGTCCTCCGGTTTGTCTTCGTCGTCGCGGGTGTCGTCTTCCGGGTCGCCCTTCGGTTCGTTGGCGGGTGCGGGCAGGAGGGGCTGCTGGGGCGATGCGGGGGAAGCAGTGACGGTGAGTTTCAACTGCTCCACGTTCGTCAGGAAAAGACAGTCGCGCCAGTGCACCCGCTCCCCGGTTTCCTTGAAAATTGAATCCCGCTGGGCAATGGCTTTGCGGATGGCGTAGCCGTTGTCTTCGCACGTCTCGTCAATCGAGTCGTTCCAGTCCTGCGCGAACCCGGCATGGATCCGCCGCGGGCTGGCCTGCAGTTCCTTCTGGCGATTGGCGTCGGCCTGCGAGTCCTGCAGGGGCTGGATGTAGGGCCAGCGGGGGGAGTTCCATTCGTGGGCGAAAAATTTGTCGCCCAGTGCCGCCGCCGCCGTCCGCATTGCCCGGTCTTCGCGGATGAACTGGCGGAGTTTCCAGTGGTAGAGGGGGGTCTCGAAGTGGTTGATCAGGTGCCGCTGCAGGCGGCGGAAGCCCATCTTGGCTTGATCCATCGCGCCGCGCCATCCGCTGAAGTTCGTGTCGCTCGCGTCCATGAGCAACAGCACCAGCGGCATACCGAGATTGACGCCGATCAATTGGAGAATCGTCCGCATCTGCTGGAAAAATTCGGCGTTCGGAATGTTGGGCGAAAAGCCGGTGATCTTCTCGCCTTTGAGCCCGCGAAGTTCGATGCCGGGGGCGAGGTCTTCAACGATGCGGGTTGTCGTGTCGTAGGTTTGGGTGTTGGGTTCCCCGTACGGCTGAATGGTGCCGGCCTGAAAATCCGCCGTTCGTTCGCGGATGAATGCGATGCACGATGCCACCTGCTGTTGCACCAGCTTCGTGAACTGCAGGTCCTCGTGCATCCCGATCAGGTCGAAAACGGGAGACAGGGCGGAGAGCCCGCGCGTCTGAGAAACGCGAGCCGGATTGCGGAGGTGGATAACTGCGGGGTTCCCCTCATCGTCGAACGCTTCGCGCGGTTCGATTTCCCCAACCTTCACCACCGCGCGGCTGGGGTCGACGTCTTCCTTCGTGAACCAGTATTGGAGTCGGCGGCGGTTGTCATCCATGAGGATGCCGTGCACCACGTTCCGCTTCGTGCTGGATGGGGTGCGGCAGCGGTGCGCTTCCACCATTTCGATATGGCCAGAGTCCAGCGGGAGGGCGAAAACGTCGCCGTCGATGAACATATGGCGGAGAGCCAGTTGTTCGAGATCGAGGTAGGTGTATTCGCCGTCAAGGCTGCACGCCTGTTTGTTTGTCGCCCAGTTCCACCACTTGGTCTTTAGGTCCAGGTCGAGCTTGGCGTCGCCGGTTTTCGGATCGGGTTGCTGGCCACCCTGGACGATGTTGTCCACCACGCGCGTCACCATCTGGCCGGGGATGGCGTCATTACGGTCCATGTCCCGCGCGTATTCCATGATCCGGAGGAAATCGCCCTCGCTGCGGTAGTGGTAATCGGCGCCAGAGCCACCAGAGGCGATGCCCTGACGCCGGCGGCGGAAGCGGCTGACCTTTGCCGCGGCATAGTCGGACTTCAGCCCCTCAAACGCCTCCTGATGCGATTTGACGATTCGCCGTGCCATCACGTCCACCCCCCGCCATCGCGCAAGTTCTCAAACGAGAAATGGCGGTTGCCCCCGCCGCCGCCCCCGGTCGCGCTTGGGTTGTTGGCGATGAACGCCACCCCCCGCTCCATCTCCGCCTGAATCATTTCCGGATTGAGTTGGAGGCTGGCCCGGTCCTGCGCCGCCATCTTCGGCATCTTCAACAGCAGGATGCGGCACGCCTGCACGAACAGCCGCGCTTGCGTGAGCGAGTTGTCCACGTCAAAGAGGGCGTTATCGACGTAGGCGGCTTGAATCTCGGCGATGGTAGAAGTTGAGGTGAGGCTCATTCTTCATCTTGTAGAGAAGAGCCTCCCACCTCAGCAAGGAAAAACCTAACACAACGCGACAATCGTTCGGGTTAATCGGATTGATCGGATGCATCGGAGGTTAGTAGCATATGTAGGCTGGTGCATATGCTACCGAGTGCTACTTGCTCGCTGCCGCAAACGCTTCACCATACCGCCGCAAAAGCCAGCGGATCGCATCGGCGGGAACCGGGTTGCGGGGAAGTTCACCCTTCACGCACAACCCGTCATAGATGTACCGCAGCGCCTTCGACTCCGCATCGCTGAGAGCCATGTCGACGCGGCGCTGGCAGTACGGGTCATTCGGAATTCTGGTCATCGGCGCTTCGACGCTTACCGTGGCGAGCACCGGCCGGTCATCCTTCGCCGCCGCTGGCGGTTCGCTGGGCGGCAAGATCGCCACCATGGGCTTCGTGGGGTCCGTGGCCGTCTTCGGAGCCGCCTTGCTTTGGGTCACTGGGGGCATGGGAATCCTTTCAAAAATGCCGCCTATCGCCGTGTCGCCAGAAACGGCCGTCCGTCTGGCGTCGTAAATCCTTTGGGTTGCTCGCGGGGTTGCTGGCGGTGGGCAATCTCCGCCTCCAGCGCCTGCATGTACGTGGGGAGGTCGGGGAGTTGGTGCACGCCGGTCTGGTACGCGCCGGCAACCTGGTACGCCTCGCAGGCGCGGTAGTCGACGCGAACACCGTCACGCACCGGCCGCCACTTGTAAACGAGCTCACCGCGCCCGCCTGCCCGTTCCGGAACTTTGTGCATGTTCGTCAGGTGGTGGTGATACTCCGGATCGTCTCGGGTGTTCAGCGCCCACGCGGCCACATCCCCAGTCTGCTCTCCCGTCGCGAAATCAATCGCCGGGTCCCGCCTCTGCATCATGTCCTGCAATTCGTCGTGGAAGTGGTGAACGTCCAGGAGCCAGATTGGAAGCGGCCGGCGTTCCTTATCGTTGACGTACTCGCCCTTGCCCTTGCGGATGTACTTACCCGCCTCCGGCCTCGCATCCCCCTTGATGACGTTCACGTGGGCTTGATGCTTGAGTGCCCACGCATAGACTTCCATCACGCGGGAGAGTTGTGGGGTGTCTGCGGATTCCTCAACATCGAAACGCCGGGTGCCGCCTGAGTCGATGAGGATCTTGTCCACCGTCCACGACGGCAACCGCGTATCCTCATTCGCCCACGGCGTTTTAAAACACCATTGCTCGATCTCTTCAAAGCTGTGGACCTTCCCGTGCCACACCCGTTGCGAGCGCATCCCAGGTCCCCACGCGCGAATGACCAGCCAGAAGTGATCTTGCTGGGTGTCCACCACGCCGATCAGCCGCGCCGTCCACTTCGGCAGCTTCCCCTCCGGCAGCGTCGCCTCTTTCACGCGGTCATCCACCACCCGCACATCCACCGTCTGCGCCGCCTCTTCCCAGTGCTCCCCCAGCGTCGACGTGCGGAACGCGAACCGCTGCGCCAGCGTCCGAGCCCGCAGGAACTCCGCGGCGATGTGGGCCAGCGTCCAACTCTCCCAGCAGCAGTACAGCGAAGAAATTTGCATCCCCAGCCACGTCCCGCGGGGGAATTCCTCCACCGCCTCCGCATCGTCAATCTTCCCGTCCCCACGCATCCCGTCATCCCCCACCGTTCCCCACTTGCCCGCCCGCACCATCGCCCGCTTCTGACTCTCCGTGATCTTGCCGTGGCACTGGCAGCATTCGTACCAGCAGGCGCCGGGTTCCTGGAGCACCATCGCCGCCGCCTCTTCGTGCCGCCCCTCCTTCCGCAGCGTCCGCACCCCGTCACTCCACCGCACGCCGTAATCCCCGCCCTCGCCAAACAAAAGCCGCTGGCGGGTCCCGCAGTGGATGCACGGCACGAGGAAATACAACTTCACATGCGAGGCCGCGAAGTTCTGGGAGATGGCCCCGGCGCCGGTGGTGGGCGTCGAGCCGAGCATGTGCACACGATCAGGGAACGTTCGCATCCGGTATTCGATGAGGCTGATCGGGTCCGCATCATTGCCCGACCACGATTCAAACTTGTCCACTTCGTCCGAGAGGTTCCGTTTCATCGGGTTCGAGGCCATCGACGCCGGCGAGCCCGACCACATGAGATGCAGAATGAAGTTGTTGGCGAGTTTGATCTGCCCTTTTTTCATGTCGTGCAGGCGGGTGGACAGCAGCGAGTTGAGCTCGCGGGATCGGCTGTACGTCGATTTGAAAAACGGGAGCACGTCGTTCTCCACGATCTCCCGCCCCTTTTCCTTATTCGGAAGCGCCAACCCCATCGGCGCTGGGTCCATGTGGCCCCAGAACGTCATGAGCACCCGCATCGCCGTCGACCAGCCAAGCTGCGCCCCCTTCTTCGTGGTGACACGCTCCACCCCCCGCTTGCATGGGAGGTCCATGCAGCCCCGCAGATACGGGGCGTTGTCATTGCGCCAGCCGCCAGGGATGGCGCCGCGGTCGAGTTTGACATGCTTCTCCGCCCACTCGCTGCACTTCATCGGTGATGGCCAGTACCAGGCCGCGCGGTCACGCGCGTTCCACGGCGCGTCAGGCACGTCGATGCTGATGCCGGGGTAGAGTTCCACTGATCTTGTGGCGGTCGCGGTCATCGTGATTCCAAAAGGGGATCGGGGATTCCGAGGGACTTAAAAACTTCGTCGTGTTGGCGTTTGGCTTCCACGGCTTCCGCCACCTCTTCCCTCCAGTCCCGTCCGCGTGGTGACCGGATTTCATCCCACCAATCACGCCATCGCTTTGCCCCATCCTCGTCTTTCATGGGGTCAATAAACATGGCCCAAACCCTGCCGATCTCGCCGCGGTACTTCTCCATGGTCTCGCGACGCGGCATCCAAGCCACCTCAACCCCGGTGCCGCGGAACCGCCCACGTATGCGACGGCGCTCCCGCCGGGTGGGGTGCGGGCGGAAGATGATTTGTTTTCCGAGAAACTGGGCATAGTCGTAGATGTTCATTTGTCACAGCCCGCCTTTCTTTTCCTGCGTCGCCCTTCGCCTGTTCAACTCTTTCGCCCGCAACACCGCCAGTCGCGCACGCCGCCATTCCGACTCCGGCAGGTACACGATGGGCCCGGTGTCCTTCCCGCTCTCGGCGTCGATGCACACGCGCAACAGTTCGTCCATGTCGATCTTGCCCGCTTCGTAGAGTTCGCGGGCGGCGGCCGCTTTGTCGTTGAGATATTTTTGGGTGCGGAGGGTCATTTCGCCTTCGCCGCCTTCTTCCCCGTCAACTTCTCCCATCGGGCAATGATCACGTCGCAATACTTCGGGCTGATCTCAATTCCGAAGCATCGGCGTCCGAGTTGCTCGGCGGCGATCAGCGTCGTGCCGGAACCGCAGAACGGCTCGAACACGTTGCCTTCCCACGATTTCAGGAAGACTGCCGGAAGGCCTACTGGGTACGGTGCGGGATGCCCTCCCGCGTCATTCGATGCGCCCTGCCGATTCACCCGCACAACACTGTCCAAAATTGCAGTATCTTGCACGGCTGCGCGTCCATGCGATCTCTCTCCAACAACACCATCTTTTCCTCGCATCCCTTTCCCGCCGTGTTTTTCCCCCGCATGTTTACACTCTCTCGCCTTCTCTGGCTTGATGCTCTTTTGATTGAAGTGAAATACAAACTCATGCGAAGGGGCAAGCCTTCCGGCCCAATCCCCCGGCATTCCGGGGCCCTGATCCCAAACGTACCAGCCGAACCGCCGCCATCCCCGCGTCCGCATCCACTCTATCCACGCATCCCAATAGGGAATCCACTCCCCCTCCCGGTGGATCATGCCGAGATTCACCAGCACCTGTCCGTCGTCGGCCATCGGCAGATTGGCAAAGACGCCGATCATCAGGCCATCCCAATCGGAAACCTTCGCCTTGCCCTCTGCGGTGTAGTCGCGTTGCTGCCCGTACGGTGGCGACGTGAAGCACAAATCTGCCTTAGCACCCCCCATCAACCGCTCAACATCATCCGCTTTTGTGGAATCACCACACAGCAGGCGGTGGTTTCCCAATGCCCACAGGTCCCCGACAGCGCAACGCTGGGGTACATTTGCGGCGTCGGGGGCCTCGTCCTCGGTAATCGGGGCCACTTCGCCGCGTTCGGGCTGCACGAGCATTTCCACCAGATTGTTCCCCTCCTTCACGATCCGGTCGATTTCGTCCGTGTCAAAGCCCGACAACGCCACGTCCCCGCCGCCCGCCTGCAGTTCCCCCAGCAACTCCGCCAGCGCCTCCTGATCCCACCGCCCCTTCACCTTGTTATGGGCGAGGTTGAGCAGCCGCTCCTGCGTCGCGTCCAGATCCACGACCGAAACGTCCGCCGCCTTCACACCCTTCGCCTTCAGGATCGTCAACCGCTGGTGGCCCGCCACCAGGTTCCCCGTCCGCTCATTCCAGATCAGCGGGTCGACGTATCCGAACTCCGCGATCGACTTCTCCAGCCGCGAGTACTCCGGATCACCCGGTTTCAACTGGACGCGCGGGTTGTAGGCCGCTGGCTTGATCTTCGCCAGCGACACCCGCTTGATCACCAGATTGCCGACCGTCTTACTGCTCACTGAAAACCCTCATTGCACAGGTTCCGGAATGACACCGTTAGAATTTCCTCTACCTCGGCGGGGTCCGTCGTGTCCGCCAGCCGTTGCCGCAGCGCCCTTGGTATCTGCATCAGGGCGTGCTTGATCGCCTCGTTCTGTTTTGCCCGCCGAACCTCTTCCTCTTCACGCCGCACGTACTCCTGATTTTTGATCTCCCGCATCAGGTCGATGATCTTCCGCCGTGACACCAGCAGCCCGAGCTTCGCGAGGTTCGTCGCCTTGTGAACGTCACCCTCTGGACGCTCGCCGCCGCCATCCTCTCGCCGGTTCTCCTGTCGCTCCTCCGTGATGTGTCTTGCCATCGCCGGAAGGTCGGCCGCCAGCCACGGTGCGGAAACAGAGAAGCCCGCCTCGGCCCACCGCACATCGTTCGTGATGCGGCTCAGCGTCCCGCGCGTTCGCGAGACGCCGTGATTCTTCAAAGCCTCCGAAAGGGCCTGCAGGCTGCCGAGGGTTTCAGCCTTTTGCTTTGCCGACTTCGCTGGTTTCTTCGCCACATCGCCTTGCCTTAAAACCGCCGTTTTGTTGCGCCGTTGCGCTTAAATTCCTAAATCCGGAATTCGCTCAAGTCTTGAGCGTTCGTTTCC